CAAGACATGCTTCTAGGCTAAGATTTTGCATTTTAGCTTGGATAATCAAAGTAACCATAATATCACCAATAGCATCTATAATCTCTGCTCGATCATTATTATTAATAGCTGTACATAGTTCTGTTGTTTCTTCTAATGTTTTCAATGCCTGAGCCATTGGTGTAGCTTTATCAAGAATGCCTTTTTCTTCAGCCCACTTTTCTATATCTGTTTGTACTTTAAAATAAAAATCCATAATTTAATTTTAATTGTTAATTAATAGTTCTAATATTTCAGTTAATGATTCATGTCTATGATTATCTTCTAATACAATCTTATAAACATGCTTTGAGCTTACTATCTTAGATACTTCATGTATAGCAGAGTAGTTTTTATCTTTTAAATCTATTTGTTGGTTATCACCACAAAATATCATCATAGAATCTTTACCTAATCTACTTAAAGCCATTGAAAATTGTGATCTTGTTAAATTTTGAAATTCATCAACAATAACAACAGAATTATCAAATGTTCTACCTCTAAAATGAGATAAAGAAACTAACTCTATCTGCTCATCAGTTTCAAGTTTTTCTAAAAACTCAGGTTTATTATATACTTTACGCATGTTAGACTTTATAGGGACTAACCATGGTTCCATTTTTTCTTTTTCAGAGCCAGGTAAAAATCCATTATCTTCTGTAGCCACAGTGGGCCTAGTAATAATAATTTTATTATACTGCCTCTTAAAGAACTGATCTAATGCAATTTGAACAGCAAGTAATGTCTTACCACTACCTGCGTTTCCATGAATAAAATTAAAAGGATGCTTAAGAATGTTTTCTTTTGCAATCTTTTGCTCATCAGATAGAGTAATATTAAATTTTATAGACCCTTTAGGTGGCCTTTTTGTTTTATTTTCTTTAGTCATTAAAATAATTTTAATTGATTACTCTTAATAGAGAGAATACTATTTATCTCAGATTCAATAGCTTGAAGATAATATAAATTATCTATATTATAGTCTGACCACTTAAGTTTAACTTCCATCTTATTAAAGACAGTTTGTAACCACTTACCTGATTCTAGTTGTATCTCTCTACCATCATTTTTGTTAACTTTTACAATCTTAACTCCAGATTTAGATATAAAATATCTATTTATTTTTTGAAGTTTTTTTTCTATAAAAGATTTATTTTCAACACTTCTTGATATTTGATGCCAATTACCTTTAGATTTAGATCCAATACAGTAATCTAAAATATTCTTATTACTAGCTAGATAATCCTCAGGTAATATGTCATTAACAAAGTAGTTATATATAGCTTTTTTTACTACAAGTTTAGATTTACTTTTGTGAAGTTGCAGGTCATGAAAGTTAAACCTACCTTTTAGCTTTACTGGTGCATAACTAAACTTATCATTCTCAACCTTAAATAGGTAATGAGGCTGACTCTGTTTAATTTCTCTCCATTTGGTAATATCAACAGACTTAAAGTTATTTATACCAATATAATTATTTACATCAGAAAGAATTAACTTTTGATATTGATCATGTTCTAACTCTAGATTAGTAGTTTCTTCCCATTCTTTACAAATTTGCATGTATAAATCTACATGCTCTCTAGGAATTATAGTTTCAACACCATCTGTATTTTGCAATAAAGGTACAGCACCTGGTATTCTTTCCATAATCTGTTCATATAACATCATAAGGCTAAGCTGACCATTAATTGTAATCTTTAAACACAATTCAGGATCATAAAAGAAGCTGTTTTCATCATTGCTAAGACCAAAAGTAGAGTTAAGTATAATCTTATATACATAGTTCATTGGATTGCTCTTAGGTATCTTCTTTCTTTCATTAAAGAACCATTCATACTGATCACAAAAGTCATCAACTGGAAAATGCCCTGGTGAAAACTTATTTCTAATAGCAAGATTAGGATAAAAACTAGTAACGTCAGAAGACAGTATAACCATATCATCTGAGCTTTCATAAACACCTTTACTTGCAGCACCATGCACACCACCTAAACCAAAATCTGTTTTAACACCTTTATAATTTATACTATACTTAAAGTTACCTTTAAGATGTGATCCATCAATTTCTAATGATTTAAACCTGTCTTTTAATACTTTAAATTCTAAAGATGTAAATGATATATATGGCAATATAATATCAGCTATCTTAATGCTGTCTCTACTTGTCCTCATCCGCTTAAGATTCCTTTTAGGTATATTAAGCTTTTTAGTTAAATAATAAGCAAATAACTCTTTACTTATTCTTGGTTCTGAAGCGCTATATAAGTTTATATTGTAAGTGTCTGTTAATTCTTTTCTTAATTTAATTTGTGATTTAGATCTATTAAATATTTCTTTAGTTGATTTAACATCATTCACACAATATTCTAAAATAGTATCTATCTGATCCTGAGTTTTAATCTCTGTTGTGTGACTTATAGGCATATCAATTATATTCTCCCAGTCCATACTATATTGTATCCATTTTAGACTAGAACGTTTAGCAGGATTATCCCAGTGATGAAGTTTGAATATGTCTATTTGACCAATTTCCATCTTCCATTGAGGATAATCACTAAACTCTCTATTATTAGATTTTTGAATACAACGTTGAGCATATATATATATAATCTTAGCGATTTCACAACCACTAAGGCCGGACCAATATTGATAATTATCTATTATATAGTGAGTGACTTGAGCATCAAATGCTAGTCCATTGTAAGATATATGCCACTCTTTATTGTTAATATTAGTTTTTAAAAATTTAATGAAACTATCTAATTCATTATTTAAATCATGAATAACAAAAACTTTTGTTTCTAGTGTTTTATAATGTTCAAATACACCACAAAAAAAGTTTGATAAAGTTTCATAGTCCATTACCCAGTGCTTCATAACATTGTATCTGCTTATTTTAGAATAAAAAAAGCCCCATTAAATCAATGGGGCTATATTGTAAATGAAAATACTAGCTGTATCAATAAAAAACTCAAAAATTATTGACCAGGTACTATTATTTTTGAAACCTTTGTTTCTTTTACATCTACAAAAAACTTTTCATAATCAAACTCTTCAGCATTTACAGCAAAAGTATGTATGAATGATTTGATATCATCTTTATCACTAAGGTAAAACTCAGAAAAAGTATCAACTAATCTTCTTTCCTCTTTATGCGTTTTACCTGTTTGTTTATTAGGAACCTTAAGCCTTTGAGGCTGTCCGGTATCATCTAATTTTGCAACCATGTGATAAGACTGTTTCATTACTTTACTAATTACAGCTAAAATGCTTGATGCTGGATCAAACATAGCTTCTACGTATGGTGAGTCAATGCTCACTGGCATTAATGTAAATGATTTAGCATTTCTAAAACTAGAATTTACTAACATCATATTTTGACCAATTGGTTTATTCATAATATATATTTTTATTTTGTCAAATGTATAGAATTATTATTTAATATTTCTACAATATCACAATTATTATTTAATAATGTTTCTTTTAATATATCAGGCGGTGTACAAACCTCATATATATCTTCTATACATTCTACATCTACATCTAGTAATAATGCATAATTTTCATGTACATCTTCAGGATCTAAGAAACCTTTAATAAAACTTCCTGCTTTTTTCTGGGAAGAGAAAAAATTAAGTATTTTAATCTTATTGTTTAAAGTAAACTTTGAATACTCACCTTTTAAAAACTTTTTTACATCAGACTTATGTTCACTGAAGTCATAAATAAATAATTGTTTATCTTCATTAATATCAATTCTGCTTTCAAAATGAGAATTATTCAATAGATTATTATAAGCAAACTTTTCAAATTCATTAGTCTTTTTGGTCTTATACTCACATAAAAACTTATTGTCTTCAGGTGTGTATACACTATCCCATGCTATATATGTTTGTATAGGAACTTTAATAATACCATTTTTTACATTTAACAGTGGATAAAGAAATACTTTACTTTTTTGAAAATAATTTGTATAAACCTTCATATCATAATTTAACTTTTTTAACTAATAATTCATAAGGTAATGAATAATTCCTCTCTGTGTAGTGATATTCAGCAATTTTTAATACATTATTTAAGCCTTCAGCCCAATTACTCATAGATTCCTGTGATACATCATATACATATACTTGGTTATACTTATCAATAACTATAAATTTAAATATAATAGTATATTCATCTTTATCATCTCCAAGTGAGTCATATACCATTTTAGAATATATAGATGCTTGGAGCCAATAATTATAAAAGTCAACACTTTCACTAAATTTATCTACAGTTTTACCTGATGTTTTAAGATCACATATCACTACTGTTTTTGACTCAGTATCAACTGTATAGTAATCTATATAACCATGTAGTCCAAAAGTAAACTTTTCTAAGTTAGATTTAATATACTTTTCTGCATATGTTGTTACTGGATCTAAATCAAAATCAGTTTCTTCATTTTTAAATAAAGACATAACTTCTTTATTAGATCTTATTACTTCAGCCTTAACTGTACAATCTAACAAAGTATCTTGATTAATTACATCAACAGAAGAATTATGTAAAAACTTCCAATAAGGTTCATTATCTGGAGTTTTAACTTTAGCTATTCTCGCTTCATCTGCTTTAAGAGACTGATATAGATTCATGTCTTTTAATGAATCAAGAATAATAGAGTCTTTTACATCTTCTAACTTTGCTACAGTTGTATACATAGCAATATTCTTTAATACTTTCCTGACATTATCGGTTGGTGATTTACCAGGTACTACGTTAAACTTTTTTGTTAAATTTTCAGGTTCAAATACCAAACAGTGTACAAGTTTACCCTCTATTAAGTGCTTATCAGTTTTAATATCACGATCCTGTAGTATATAATCTTTATAGAATAACCACGGTGAAAATAATAATTTATTAAGAGAAGAATAACTAAACGCAAAATTTTTATTTGCATAAAACTTTTCTTCTTTATCTAAGTTTTTAATCATTTGATATAATTTTATTAGTTAATTCCTTTGTAATAAACAATGAATCTAAATTTATTTTGAAAACATCTGCGTTTTCACCAACTAATTTATTTAATAATGTACTGTATAACTTTTCTTTAGTTTTATTTACTGCATATTCTGTAAGTTTTTTATTTTTATCAAGAAGCATAATATAATCATTAAACGCACGTATAGAACTTTCATTATGATTACCATCATATTCTTTCATTCTGTTTCTAAATGCTTTTACATTTACTGTATTCCAGTTCCTTGTATTTTTTAACCATTCATAGTTCCAGTAATAAATTCCTGATACAACATCATATGATTTATCAATATTACAGTTAGCTAGCATTTCTAAAGCTAAACCTCTGTCATCAATATTTTGACTTTTTGACATAAGCTCTATATTATCATAATCTTTTGTTTCCAAAATAGCTAATCCTTCATCAATAATATTACATATATTAGAGTCTAATATAACCTGAGCAGACGAATTAAGTAAAGCAATGTAGTCTTTTTGATTTTCTTTATTTAAAGTAAAAGACCTACGTAGACATTCATCTTTTTTAATGCTTACCTCATTATAAATTTTATCTCGTATTACCATACTAGCTGTTCTTATGGTTTGATTATAGCCTGAGTATCTATATGAAGGAGTTAATATAAAATTTATCATACAGTCATGAGGTACATCATCAATTAAACTTTTTATTTTATTTAAAGCACAATCACTTAGTAAATTCTCATCTTTAAAATACTTAAATACTTTAAATGCAGAGGAAAAAGGAATGCATGTGTTCCATTCTCCATGACCTATAAGCTTAGATAAAAAATTTAAAGAAGTAATATGAATGTCAGCCTTCTTTGAATTTCTTATAATAGTGCAATTAAACTTTTCTTTTATTAAATCTACTTTTTGTCTAGGTAAACTTAAATTTGGATATCTATATAGTTTTTTATCTTGAAGGGATACTGAATTGCAATTAAAAAGTTTATTAAAACCTAAACTTTTAAAATCATCTTCTTTAAGTTCCCAATTATTAGAAGAGATTAGCCATATTTTTTCTGAGTCTTCATATGATATATCATCAGCAAAAAGTGATAACGCACCATCAGAAAAATTTTCAAGATTTATTTTTACGTTATATATATTTTTCATAATTTTATTTTAAATAATTTTGATATTCTTTTTTTATACATACTTTAAATGTATAAAAGCGTCTATTGTAAATTAATATTTCTTCTCTTGCAATTGGTTCTAAATACTTAAAAGATTCTTTGCATAGTTTATCATTCCTTTCTAACCACAATATCATTTCTTCAGCACTTTTTCTCATAAATAATCTAAACCTAGATTCATTAATCCAATATTTAAGATCTTTATCTAATCTTTTTCCATATAATATATCACCACATTCCCTAGAAAGTTTCCATATTAAATGATGTTTATTATTATAATCTATGGTAGGTATAACTTTAATAGCTAATGCCTTATCATCTTTATTAGAATTTACTTGTTCAATAAGATCTTCTACTAACTGATCATCAAGAGTTATTTTATTTGCAGATCCTTGCAATACTGTTTCAGGATCTATAACACTTATACTTTTTGAATCAATAATATAAGCCAGATTAACGGCCATGCCAGTCAACATATATGTATTATATAAAGAATCATCAATATTTAAACCATAATATGAAAAACCTTCAGTAAGATATTTAGTTATTAGAACTGATAAACCCGAATTATAAATTGCTATTTTTTTAAAGTCTGTATCTGTACTTGTACATTTAACTGTTTCATAGTTCCATAATCTATTCATCATTAAAGTAGAGGGTATATTATCTCCGTTTTCTAATGTTCCTTTAAATATACCTTCATGTCCTATAATTAGATCTGCCTTTTCATAATTATTTGTTACAGTTATGTTATTTTCCTTAAGAGCTGCTTTTAATCTATCTTGAGATATATTACACTTAGGTAAAATAAAAGCTTTCTTTTTATTTATAAACGTAGTCACATCTTCAGTTGGTGCTGTTAATATGCTTTGTATTTTTTCATAAGCTTCAGCATTTTGAGTACATAATACTTTATTTACTTCTACTGAAGTAGAAAGGACACCGTAAATGGTGTCACTTTCTAATCCAAAGTATTTTAAAGCATCAGCATCAAAATCTTGATATACTGATTTATTTGCCATAATTTTATTTCATTGTCATTTTAACAATCTCAGGGATCATCATTAATTTATTAAACTTCTTTTTGTTACCGTTAAAAATTGTACGTACAATTAAATACTTAAGATCATTAGTAAAATAATCTTCAGTACATAATGCTTTAAGCCTATCAGTAATCTTTTGTACTATTTTATTCTCATTAGAGTAAACAATAGCATAATTACCTAATCTTGTAGCCAATGTTGATGCAATATCTGCACGGTAATTGTCATCTTTACCAATACAACTTCTAAGCTCTCCCAGTATGTAAGATTCACTATCATGAGTTAGTAAATCTTTAGGTGTCACTAGTTTATCGAGTTTGTTATTAATAAAAGTTGTAAACATAGAAGCAAAAGCATCACCAACAGAACCTTCTCCAATCATTTGAATTAATGATAAGTTATTTTCAAATGAATCAAAGCTTGAAATTGAATTGAAAAATGTAGTAATAGATCTTGCATTTGTTTCTTGTGTTACAAGCTCTGGATGAAGCAACAAGAAATTAATACATCTAGTATCAATACCAGCACCTTCTGCCCACTGTGCCCACACATTAACATCAAACTTAAGATTTGCAGTTACATATCTAGTTTTCTGTGCACTATCTACACTGTTAACCATATAATCTCCGTTATCTGGGTTCGCTGTTAAAATTATATGCCAATCTTTTGGTAGAGTCCATGAAATATAGGTTTGTCTATCAATTAACTCCATTACAGCTTGAATAAACCTTGTGTCTGCACGGTTCCAATCATCTAATAATAAGATACCACCAGATTTTGCATCAGCAATCCATTCAGGTGCACAATAAGACATTCTATTCTTACCAGTCATCTTAAACCCTTGCTTTAGATACTCTTGTACTGCAAGTTCATCAACCCATTGACCAATTTTTTTTGTAACTGTTTGATTTAAGTTTGCTAAACTATTTCCAGCTGCTCTTTGTGTAGCGGTAACCATGGAAATGTTATCTTGTTGCTTTACAGCTACTTTCTTTTCCTTATACATTTGAAACTGCCTTACTGGAAAACCAACTAAGTCACCTAATTCTTCTATTTGTGCAAGATTTAACTTTACAAATTTCAATTCATTTTCCTTAGCAAGTTCTACTATAGTAGAAGTTTTACCAATACCAGATTCACCTACAACTTCTACAGATACAGGACTTTTACCTGACTTTTGTAAGTATCTGTTGTTTGTTATTATATGATTTATAAATCCTTTTAATTCTGTTGCATTTAAATTTACTTGTGCCATTTTAATTTAATTTTATTAATTTTTATTTATAATTCTGCTGTAAAACTACAAGATCCGTGATCCTTAATACTTTTTAATATTTTCCTACCTAAATGATAATCATTGTACTCAGAAATTTCTTCTGAATTTAGAGGCGATAGACCTGCTTTACTAATATATTGATGAAAATCAAGTGTATCATCATCTAAAGTTTGATGATCATGATCTAAGTTAAATAAATCATAATATGTTATAAGAGCTAGCTTGTGATCTTTAAATGAATCCTCTATGCTATGAAGTTCAGTTTCAAGAACTTCTAAATCACTTATATCAAAGTAATAATTTAAAGTATCTGGCACTCCAACTACTCCAAATCTATCAGCAGCATTACTTCCTTGAGATCCAAAAGCAAACTTCCCATAAATATCACCTTCATAATATCTTCCCATCTTAATTTAATTTTATTACTTGTCCTGGTAAACTATTGTTTATAGTAGAAATACTGCTTAATACCCATAAAGTATTTTTAGGGCAATCATCAGGATTACTTGCTTCACCATCTGTTAAATATACTAGAGCTGTATAAAGCCCTCTCTTTTCATTAAAGTGATCAATTACTGGTTGAAAACTTGTTCCACCACGACCGTGTATTTCCCAATCTCTTTTTGGATTAAATTCTTTTACACTATTCAAGCTGGTATCACACTGTGCAATTGTAATCTTATGACCTGTTTTATGCATGTGAGCTAATTCATTAAAGAATTCTTTTAACTCATCATTGTTTACAGATCCACTTGTGTCAACACCAACTAGTATATGATTCTTAAATTTAATCTTAAGCCCGGGACTACCAGAATAACGTTTGTTATATTTACGTCTTAGTTTCTTAGTATAAACTATACTAGAATTACCTACAAATCTTCTTAGGTAACCTTTCCAGTCAAATTTAGCTGGTTCAATATGCCTTAATCTCTCAATTAAATCAGAAAGTTCACCAGGAATAGAGCCTTGTCTCTTTTCTGTTTGCTCAGCTGATTCTTTTAGTTGATGCTCTATTTGTTTTTGCATCAATTTTTTATCAGCTTCTGGTAAGTTATCAAATTCTTCCCATGTACTATGACAATATTGTGATTCACCATCCATTTGATCCATTAAGTTATCCAAAGACGGTGATGTTCCATCTTCCTGAGCTTGTTCTAAAAGCTCATAATACTTTTTAGTACCTGCTTTAATAGGAAGCTTTAGCTCTGGAAAACTTGATAATAATAAACCACCATCAGGCAATTTACTTTCCAGTATGTACTGGTTGATTTCTAAATCAGCAGCTATATTAAATAACTTGTGATTAGAATATAAGTCTCTTAGTAATAAGTGACCAAATGCAATATGCAATAGCTCATGCTTTATTAATCCAAACCTATGATCCTCACTAAGTTCATTAAAGAACTCTGGGTTTATAGTTAATTGCATACCAATACCTTTTTTACTTACTCCTGCCGTAGAAATACGTTTACTGTATTGTTTATTGATACCAATTAAAAAGAGCCCGTAAAAAGGCTCTGTGAATATTAACTTTTTGGTTGTTCTTGCAACCTGATCTTGTATGTTTACCATACTATGTTAAATTTAATATCATCTAAAAATTTATAATTTATTATGTTAGTAATTGTTGATCTTAACTCTTTAGTAAACTGTTCTGTAAATATTTTAATGATTTCAGAATTATCTGAATAATGATCTTTAATTGTATTATATAGATTATCCCAGCATATATCATTTATTTCTACAGGACTACCAAAACGCTTATTTATATCTAATCTATTTTTATAATGAGAAAATTTATCTATCAAAAATATATCTTGATGTTCATCTAATATTCTTTCTCTTGTATATTCATTAGATGCTTTAATTAACATAAGTATGTATATTGGATCTAAGCCCATACTTTTTATATTTTTTAACCCAATACTTATGTCATCTTCATGAGATGCGTTTAATAATTCTTTTAAATTTTTAAAATCTGAAACTTTGAATTCTTTCACCATAATTTTTTAATTAATCTATATCATGTAAATAACATTTCATTTGAATAATTCTTTTCTTGTACAACTAGTCTATTGTATGATAAATCATAGCTTTGTTTATAAACATCAATATATATTGAAGCATAAGAGCCTTTGTTATTAACCAAATCACCAGCTGTATCTATTTTACTATCAATTATATCTATTGCCAATTGCATGAGTATGTTTTCCTCACTATTTTTAATTTTTGATGATATGTAATAACTTATATTACTTTTCTTATTCTTACTCTTGTATCTATAAATTATATCGTCTATATCACCACTATCTCCGGAGCCTGAAAAAGTTATTTCAACTTCACTTACTCCTAGATCTTTTAGTTTTGCTATTAGAAGAACTTGTTTCAATCTTTTTTGTATTTCCTGATCTTTCATTATCTTTTAAACTATTTTCTTTTAATATTTCTATATATACACCTGGATTATCTTTATTATACTCATATTCATAAAACATAGGGTTTATGTTATCAGCATTATCATCTTCAATCCATTTATATTTGGTCATATCATCTTGCACTGTTTGTGCAGGATTAATATAATCAAATTTATGACGAGATCCCCTAATAAATGTAAAACCAATTTTAATAGGAAGTATATACTTTTTAATTTCTTCTTGAAACTCAGAAGTATACTTTTGATAATACTCTTTTGTATTTTTACGATAATTCATTACAGCTTTACTAGCAATAAAATACTTTCCTGTCCATCTACGCCCATTCTTTGAGCTTGGTACATTACCTGGTATAAACCATTTCATAATTATTTATTTAAAGTTTGTTTTAATAAAGGCTTTAACATTTTATGTACTTTATCAAAACCATGTTCCTTCATAGCATCTGATACATCTTTACATATAGTAGGTACAAATCCATGAATATTATATCTATCATGATAAACTTTTACAGCTTTCTTGCCTGCATCATCATTATCAAATAATGTAATTACTTTTTGATATTTATTCTTAAAGTTTTGAATAACATGAGGTTTAATGATAGTATTTTCTGAATCAGGACTAATTACATCAATATTGTAACCAATACTTTTAAGGCACATTGCATCTTTAAGTGATGAACAAATAACTAAATATGGCTTGTTATATGATAGCTGATCTTTACCTTGCAGATAAGATTTAACTTTACAGAATTTGTACTTTCTGTTAAAAGGTTGATATATCTTGTATACATCATTATCTTTATCAAAGTAACCATAGCCACACTTAGGGTTTATTGTAAGTGATTCTATTTTGTCTGACCCATCTTTAATTAAATTATAATATTCAATTGGATTGACGTTATATTCAGTTAATAATGTCTTCCCTATTCTAAAGCTTAACCAGAAGTCTTTATCAAGCTTAGTCCACTGTCTTTTTTTTATAAAGTCAACTTTCCATCTATTTATAGATTTAACTTTTTTATTTATAACTTGTGATGACCTATTATATTTATTATAATCTGATGTCAGTTTTGTTATAGCATTATTAACATCTAAGTTAAACAAAAACTTTATTAAGTCAATCTTACTACCACCCTTACCTGTTGAAAAGTCTTTAAATTTATACTGCATTATAGATTTATCTACATATATGCAAAAACTTGGTGTCTTTTCCATAGGATTAAATACTGATTTGATTTTTATATCTTGACCAATCAGTAGTTCAGGTAAATTTAGGTAATGTTCAAAAACCCAAGTACTGGGTACATTTTCCCATTTATCTATAAAATTTTTAGTATTAAACATAAAATTAATGTATTAAAAAAGTGGGCTCAAAATTAATTGAACCCACTTAAATTAATTTATAATATTACAGTTCAAAATCAGATCCTGAAGTAGAACTTGGTTCAAAACTATTAACAACAGCAGGTTCTTTTTTAATAAAAGGCCTAAAATGATTGCTATCAGTTTTATCAAAAACTGTAAGTTTAGAATCCTCTACATCAAGAGCTTCTAAAGGAATACCCATTCTAGTCCTTTTAGGTAAAAATAAATCATTATTTACATAACCTTCTCTATTTTCCCATTCTCTTGCTCCAAGACATGCGTTTATATATCCTGTATTAGAACAAATACCTGAAGCTTTACTCATAAACTCTTCTATAGTAGAAGCTTCAATAGAATCTAGTTCTTCTCTTTTATTAACAGTTTCTGATAAAAATATCATTGCTTTTAATACTTCATTATCACGAATAATCTCATTGCCATTAGGTAATGTAGTATCTTTAAATGGATAAGGAGAGAACCTTACTCTACCAACTTGACCTTCAAAGCGTGGTCCACTTGGATTATTAACATCTTTTAAAAAGCCATTAAAATCACCACCCATAGGCTCACTTTCTACATGAAGTGTAATGTTGTATGCATCCATATCATATGGAGTTTGATCAAATGTAATAGAATTGATCTTAATTTTTTGATTGCCTGTTCCAATTACTGGTTTAGCTTTGCCTGTTCCAGCAGACATGTCTTTAGTGTTTAACATAATTTAGTTTATTAATTAATTAATTATTTATTGTACTTATCAATACAATCTTTTACAAATTGAAGATCATTAGGAATAAATAAATCTTCAAACATACCCATTGGTGATTTACATGTGTTTTCTCCTGAGTTTTGAGTTTCAAAACCGTATTGAAGTACACCATCATCATCTTTATTTACTTTACCAAAAAGAACTATAGAAAATAAACCTTCTAGAGTAAGAGTGTTATCAATCATCTTACCTATTGTTTTTGCTTTAATCTTTCTATTACCATTTATATCAGTGGAATCTTCTGAGTGAGTCAAGAAAAATATATTTAAATCATCTCTTAGATCTTTAGGTAACTTAGCAACTTGAGCTAAGTTAGCTGCAATCTGAGTAAATTTATCATAACCTTTTTCATTGGCTCTATCAAAATATTCAAAAGAACTCATATATTGCCAGTCATCAATTACAATGTTTTTTATATGATCCATTTTGTCATTTACATGCCTCATTGCTTTAATGATACCAGGTGCAGTAGCTGTAGATGTCAAGTTTCCTTTTGGATTATCCTTAGATATCTGACTGTACATGCCCTTCCAACCTTTAAACGGTAAAGGTTTGTTGGCTATATTTATAATAAAAGTCTCTTTTGGGTTTAATGTTCTGATTGAAGTAGACTTTCCTGTACCTGAATCAGCAATAACTAATACGCTGTTTGCCATGATTTATTTATTAAATTTATTGATTACTTTGGTTAGTGTGATTAATGTTTGATTGATCTCTTCAAGCTTATCTACAAGAACAGTGGTTGATCCTTCATCAGGATTCGGCAAATCAAATAACGTTTTACCTATATCTGCTACAAATTTAGGTTCTTCTATAATAGATTTTCCTCTAGAAGTTATATCATTAATAACCTTTAATTCATTTACAGGGACCATATGTCTTTGAAATCCAGAATTACTTGTGATTAATTCGTATTCAGATTTCCAGTGTGGATTATATTTAAGTAAATATAGAGTCCTCTTTGGATCTTCAGAATCATAATCAATACTTACAAATTCTGTATATACATCTATTTCTTTTTCAAGTTCACTTGGAAAGAAACTTATGTATAGTTCATCTTTACCAGATGGTCTGTATGCCATCTTAGGAATATATAATGCATTTATCTTACCTTCTGTTTGAAAGTAATCTTCATGCTGTTCTTTTAACTTTGCAACTTTAATTTTGCGTTCTGAGGGTGTTAATCCCATATTATTGTTATTTAGTTATAAATTCATTAATGTTACCTTCTATCCTGTTGTCCAGGTGTTTGCATTTCTTCTATTTTCATTTGTTCAAACTTAGCTTTAAAGAAACTCATTCTTGCATCACCATTTCTTGCTTTAAGAAAATGCAATACAAGTGTTCTATCATTTTCAATGATATATCTATCTGGACCATAGAACCTAATCTTTTGTTTAGCCGGTCTATTAATACCAATTAACATATCGGCATGTTGCAGCATAGCATCTGAACCAAAAATATCTGACTCAAGTATATAATTACCATATTTACCATCAATAGCTCTGTCAGGACTATCTATGTTTCTGTTTAACTGTGATAAAGCAATAAACAATACAGGGTAATCTCTTTTACATTGTGTAAAGAACTCACCTAATTCAAATAACATATCTAATGTATTATTTTGATAAGGAGCTCTTTTTACTAACATAGTATGATCAAGAGTTATCATAGTCTTTACACCTTTATGTAAATTCATATACTTATCTATTTGATCACGCATCTGATTAACAGTCATTGGTGTACTTATTATATCTACTGGATTTTTAACTCTTTCTTTTGCATACTGATGACATTTATTTAAAGTATCTGTAGTTAGTATACTACCCGCACTACATAATTCTTTATATGTTTTACCTGTAATAGAACTAAACTCTCTAATTGCAGAAGTTCTACCAACCATTTCAAATTGAAATTCTAATACTCTAAACTTATCATGAGGATTTAATGCAAAAGACTCTCTTATAATTTGATCTTTTATTAAAGTCTTACCTGAACCAGGTCTACCACCAATGACAGTAAGTGTATTCCACTCTAAACCATCAGTAGCTGCATCATTAAATTTAGGCCAAGGAGTATATATTGACTTCTCTTCACCAGTAGATCTGGCATACATATATTTCAGTGCATCATTGAAGGCTGTATATTGGCCCACCCATGCTGGTGTTGGTTTACTCATACTACGTTTTCTTTAAAATGTTCATCTTCTGTACTTACACCATCTATTATCATATCACAGTAATCAGCTAATGTAGAGTGCTTTACCCTGTGCTTATCTTGCTTACATATAAAGTACTGACTAGTTTGCATATACATATAATCTGCATCTCTATATTCATTAACATACATTCTAGTAGCTTGATGTACCTGATCCCATGTATAATCATAAGTTTCAAAAAACCATCTAAAGGCCTCTCCTAAAGCTTTAATGTTATTTCTTGCTGGTTTACCACTTGGTAATTTTTTAGCTGGAAATACTTCTCTATAGTTGCTTATCCTTTCAGCAAAATTTTTACCCATCAATTGAATATCAGTTTTTTTCTTTGCTTTTATAAAGTAACTATCAAGTCTAGCACATATTGCTTTTGATTGACTTGTCATTATATATTTTTTATCTTTTAATTCAAGAAATCCTTTATTAACTAAACTAATTTTATCCTTTTGATCTAGTAAAGGCAGAGATACTTTCTGCTTCATGCTAAATAATATTAAACTTTCATTAGGTGTTAGATTTGCTTTTATTATTTTCTGGAATAGATCCCACATAGTTTTTTAATTTTTTTAAAGTGCTGTTATAAGCTGATAAAATTAAAGCATCATTTGTAGAAAATGCATCTTTAATTGCTGTACATGAGTAAATGACTGACGCATGGTGTCTTTTTAAAAACTTACCTACGTCTACTTTGGTATGACCAGCGTTTACAGCTAAAAAGCACATTACTTGAACGTATATAGCAAAACGTCTAGTTTTAAGTTTATAACTTAAATGTTCAATATTTATAAAATCTGGATTATTTTCATGTAATGCAGATAAAGCGGCATCATGAAAAGCTTTAATAGATATTATTGACTGATTTTTTAAAGGAGTATAAATATACAGTTTTACACCATATAAATTATAAAAAGTATCTTTAAAGTTTTTAATTCTCTTGTCTTTATCTGTTAATTTATTTTCTACCACCATTGTATTATTCTTTTAGATTGATCTACTAATATTTTATTTGCTTTATTAAAGACATCATTTGAATTCCATAAACCACCTCTATATGCTGCTGATGCTGGGTGTGCACATTTAAGAATTGTACAATTTGGTAATAATGTTTGCCATGACTCCGCTTTTTTACCCATAAGTATAAATATAGTATTAGGGTTATATTTATTTATGCTACTAAATATATACTCTGTAAACATTTTCCATATAGAGTAATGAGAACCAATTTTATTAATCTCACAGGTAAAAGCTGTATTAATTAATAAAACACCCTGGTTAGACCAACGTCTTAAATCATTATTATAACCTTCATGCTTACCATATAAACTTTTAAAAATATACTGCAATGACTTTTCTGTTTTACCTTTTTTACTACAGCTAAATGCAATTCCGTCAGCTACACCTAATTGTGGGTATGGATCTTGACCTACTATGACAACTTTAAGATCTTCATAAGGGCATTCATAAAAACCATTAAATATATCTTTAAACTTAGGTGTAAAGCGTTTACCTTCATTTACATTATTAACTAAAGTATTTATAATCTTATCAAAAGCTTCACTATTAATATAAGGTAAGAGTATGTTACTCCAACTACTATTTTTTATATTTTCATTTAAGTCAGACTTTAATAAATCTGTATTTATTTCAATTTTTTTCATTATATTAGCTTATATTTGTTTAATTAAAATTAATTATTATGGGCAAGGAAGAATTTGTAACTTATGATGAATGGGATTATAAAGATATAATAAAAGATATAGAGCTATCTACAGTATTTATTACGTCTTTACAAAACATAATTCAAGACATGATCTATTCTGAAAACAGAATAGAAACAGTTGGTGATACTTTTAAAAAGTTTGATAAAATAAAAGATAACCATAATAGTGGTGAGTCAGATGCAATGAAAGATATAGAATTAGATAATTGGGAAAAACAAATCTATACACTATTCTCAATATTGCAGGTTTTAAAGCATAAAGCTTATGAGCAAAAATTAAATAAGCCAACTAAAACAACTGCTACTATGAAAGATCTAAAAGAAATCAGCAAACTCATGATGGAAGGAAGTGATAAAGTTCAAGAAAAACTAGAGGAAATAGCAAGCAAAACAACTTTAGCGTAACTGCATACCATTAAAGTCACCTATTTCTATGCATGATTGTATGGCTAGATTTAACTCATCTTTATCACAGTCAGCAAATGATTTACAGTATTCTTGCTTATCTTTAACAAAGCATAAACCTGAAGATCTCTTAACTTGTATTTTAGCTTCTTCAAAAGTATAACCAATCTCTTGTGCTATTTCTCTAATCATTGCATGTAAGCGTGCTAATTGAGGATTACTACCCTTAATACCACTTACACCAATAAATATTTCTAATTTAGAATTATCTTGAAGCTGTTCAAAAAACTTTCTATACTTTGTCCCCATTGCCTTGATAGGAAAGTATAGTTTGCCATCTTTAACACTAGCTTTCACAAATAAATTATCCTTCATATAAAAAACAATATAAGTAAAATAATAAATACAGTTATAATACTATATATTAACATAAGCTTAGAGTCAGATATAGTTTCAAGATAGTTATCTTCAATAATAGGATTTGAAGCTTTGTTTTTTATAGATCCTTCTAAATTAATTAGAGATAAAGCTTTTATATCAGACAATCTAGCTATTGCATTATCAATATTACTTTTATTTTTACCTTTATGTTTTACATTAATATCCGATAAATAATTTACATCATTTAGATGTTCTATTGCTTTTTCAGCTGAAGCATGTATTAATATACTTTGGTTTTGTGTTTTCATTTTAATTATTTAGTGATTATCTAATACTATTTCCTCAAAATCTAAGTCAAGTATATGAGTTACATCTACAATAACACTATTACCTAATCTGTTTTTAAGAGGTGACCAAACATTTATTATTTCTATAGTTGGCCCATAACCTGGAGTACCAGGATCACCATTTAAATTAAATATTTCATCTGGTTCTCCTTCTTCATATGTATAATCTATAAGTAATCTAGTTTCACCAATATTATATTCTAATGTAAGAATATAAGGATTAGAATAATGTTTCAAAGAATTATACATATACTCTTCTTGCTTTTTAATAAATAAATCTTTCATTTTACTCATATCTTATTTTTTTAATGGATTATAATAACTAACTTTTGTTTGATCAAATCCTTTAACTGCATCAGAAACCCATTTTTCATCTTGCGTTCCTTTATACATCAATATGTGACACACTGCTGTTTCATTTGGATTTAATCTTAACAATCTTCCTATTCTTTGAGCTGTTTTTCTCTCATTACCATATGCATGCATAATAATACCAGATTTTAAATTAGGTATTGATACTCCTTCTGATAGTTGTAATACACAAGATAACTTATCAATCCTACCATCAGAAAATAACTCAAGATTATCTTCTGATTTAGAGTTTTTAGAATGGTAACTATGTTTACATATTCTATCCGCTTGTTTTTGAGTGTTAGCAAATACTATACACTTTGAACTTACATTATTTAATATAGTTTTAACATACCTTTCTTTACTTGTGTAGTCCATTAAAGCTCTCATACGCATAATTCTTCCAAACTGAATTTGCTTGTCTGTATTGGCTTGCGCTAGTCTTTTAGTTACATAATCATAATCTTTCTTTTCAGATGTATACCAGAATCCACCATCTTTTTTCTTTTTCTTTAAAGAAGGCTGATTAGATAGTTCTAATGTGTGGATAACTATCTTATAGTCATTTAATATATTAGATTCAGTTGCCTCATCTGTGGTAAATTTGTATTTAATAGGGCAGTACTTTTGAACTAACATGCCTTTTTCAGAAACTGTATCCTTTGGTGGTGTGCCAGTTAAACCTAAAATTCTACCAGTAAACTTACTTAAAAATGTTTCATGAATATATTTAAGTGAATGACATTCATCTAAATATACTATATCAAACTCTTTAGGATCTCTTTTCTTTAGTGATATATAGGTGGTAAAAGTTATATGATCTATTAATTTCTCAAGTCCCATCTTACCTAACTCATCCTTCCATGACTGAGCTACTGAATGTTTTGGTACTACAACTAAAACTTGAATAAACTGATTATAACATTTTTGAATATGTTGTATTGCTATTCTTGTCTTACCTACACCCATAGATATTGCTAAACCACACCTTTTATGTTGAATTGATACTGATAATGCATCATGCTGAACTACATCTCTTGTACTAAGTGTATCGTGAGATATAGTATTTGAATTACTCTTATCCATATTATTATTGATATTGTTGATATTATTAATGTCAAAAGACAAATAATGAATTTAATTAATTTATTACCACTCAATTTTAATTTATTTAATTGATCTATAACTTGAGAAACCAAGTTCATATGCTTCAGAAGGATTTTCTTCTATCCAAGCATGGCAATTTCTACATAAAGGCATCCATGTAGATACATCTAAATGATAAATTCCACGTCCTTTCTTATGGTGTACATCAGTAGCTTTAATTGAACATTTATGTATTTTAGCATGACATACTGATTTGTCTAATAAATACTGCTTACGCAACTTAGCATATGCAGCATTTATTTTAGACATTTTAGAGGATATTTTATTGATTTTCATTTACATCTAATAAGAAAAAGTTTTTTGGTAATAAGCCCACTGACATAAATTTAAGAATGATATCTTCATATTTGATACCTAAATCTTTAAATGACATTGTATTTCTATAGTCATCAAATGTTTCTTCAGCAGGAACATTAGCCATATCAAGAGCAAACTTGCTTTTGTAAAAGGTTTGTCTAAGATAACTATTTACTTTCTTATTGCAAATAATTTGCTTCCATGCATTCAATTCTTTTTGAGCACGCTTCCAAACTCTTGTTATTCTTCTTTTCTTATCCCAATGTAGCTTATTAACTTCTTCAGGTGTATAAACCTTTAAACCATGCAATACACGTTTAAACAAAAAATGTTGATACTTATTAAGTTTAGTGTATTGAAATGAGTTAACCTTTAGAAAAGGATGGAGTTGATATTCAGATAGTAAACCAAGATATTGATAACGTTCAATGCGTTTACTTAATATTAATTCTTGTTTATTGTTGTTTAGGCTGTATATTTGTTCTTTAGATAGCATTTTTGTTTAATTTTTTTGTTAACAAGTTTAATACAATACATACTACAAGGGCTGAAGTTTTACCTCCAGCCCTGTAATATTAAAAATTTAATGTTTTAATTAGAGTTCAAAGATTTCTTGTTCATAGCTGTCTTCTACTTCTTCAATGACTTCTTCTTCTTCTACTGATTCTTCCACTGACTCTTCATCAAGATCATCTATGTCATCAACAATTGTTTCATCAGAAATTTCTTGCTTTAAACCAAAATCTTTTGCTGTAGCGCTATTAATTTGATCTGTAACTAAATTATTAGCAGCACGGATATCATCACCATTGTCATGGTTTATCAGCGTATCTTCTATACTTAAATCAGAAACATACTCTGTTTTCCTATAAATAGGTTGTCCGTCTACACAACATACTACACCTGTATCACCAGCATACTTAAGATCTCTATTAGGATCTTTTTTATTAAAAGGACTTAAAGATTCTTTAACTACAATCTTACCAGGTAAAGATTTACCTATAGTTTTAGAATACATAATAAGATCTTCAGTGTTACCCAGTATTATTGATGTAAGGTTTCTTGGCTTTAGCCAGCCACCTTTTCCAATTGTAATACTATTATAACCTAATTTAATGTATCCATAATCTGGATTGTTTTTGCTTAAGCGTACAACATTACCCATGTCATCCGCTAGTACTTCTACTTGGTTTGGCATTTTTAATAAAATTTAATGATTAATAAAATAATTGTGAATGATGATTAATTATCATCAGGATGAAAATACTTGTCTTCTAGTTTTTCAAAAGGTTTAATCTCATCAAGTGCTTTTTCACGTTCATCAAAGTCATCTGATGAGTTATCGTTTTTGTTTTTGCCTGATGCTTTTGAAAATCTACTATAAAAAGGATCTGTTACCTCCTTTGTATATGCGTTACCTAAACCGTTGAGATCATAGTACTCTTCGTCTGTAAGAGAGTAGTATTGTTCAAGAGAACATTCTATAATCCGGCCATTAGGTAATTGTATAATCATTATCTTATCAATGTTTATCAAAGATAATAATATAAATTAGTCTGAGTCAAAATTAAACCTGTGTTTTAATCTTAACAACAAAATAAAAAGCATATATATAGCTAACGCATTATAATATAATTAGCTTATTTCCTTTTCTTCTTATATAATTGTAAGATTTAAGCTCTTTAATCCATCTTTTTATGGATGATTGACTTGAGCCACAGTCATCTGCTAACGTACTAATTGATGGCCAGCAGATTCTATTTTTATTGGCATAACAAGATAATATAGCATATAAACCTTTTGCTTGAACTGATAAGTTTGGGTCTTTACATACTTTATTCTTAACGATGCCATATCTATCTACCTTATATTGTTGGTATTCTTTTGACATAGCCTGTTGTTTTTACATAGCCTTAATACTAGTATTAATATATGTACTAATTACTGGTGTTGTTAGTGGTCCATATATGAGCCTTTATCTCTTAGATTTAGTAAATATTAGGTTGATAAAAGGTAATATTACTAAAAAAGACAGCTCATTCTTATATGTGTGACCCTTTTTAAATTCAAATCCTACAGCAAACTGAGGTAAAACATTAAGTTTAACGCTTGGTAAGATGTGGGTATGCTGCATATATGTAAAGAACACTATAGAATTGATTATAACTAAGAAGAATAGCATATAAACAATAATAACACTACTAAGAGTTGATTCTTCAGCAGATGACACTTGATACAAAAGGTATAGTGATGCTATAGGCATTATAACGGTATATGTCAACTTAACGATGTATTGTAGTAACTTTTTCATTTGATTTCTATTTTATTGATTAACGATTTATATGGTATCTTCCCAATATGGATCTAATTCTTGTTCTAATTCATCTCTTTTTAACATATATGATAGTATCCATTCAGCATTATCTTTACCTCTAAAGTAATTTGATTCACGACTATAAGGCATTCCTTCTTCTGTACGACCTATATAATAGCCTGCTGCTGACTTTAATACTTGCAATTCTGAAATTTTTGACATGACTTTTTAATTATATGATTAGTAATTCGATTCCTTGATTTTATCTATTATCATTTCGATATTCTCATAAGACCCAACGTATATATACTCATTTCTTGAGTTTAGCTGCATAATGTTAACCTCACATGTATCATTAAGGTAAAGAGCAACTAAGTTAACTGTGTCTGAGCCAATGGGAACTTGAGTATGTTCTGTGTATGGATAATTTGCACGAGAATCAATAGGAATAGAGATGGTAAATATTAAGCATAAGCCTGCAACTGTTAATGTTATAAGGAATAACCCTATGTAATCTATTGTTTTCATGATAGTTTATTAATAGTAATTAAAAAAAAGAGACTGGTTACCTCTTATGTACCGTCTATCCGGTTGACGATGCTTGATGAGAGCAACTCTTCACTTATGTCTTTGATATTTGATTATTAAATGGTTTAACTAAGATATCTATCATATTAATGATATACTTATCCTTAATCTTCATTCTCCAAGGGCTATATGTCTTAATTTGCTGATCATAAAAGTAATATATAGGATCATCAGGATGATTTGATACTCTTACAAACATATAGACATCATCATTGTCCTCATGTTTAAGATGAATAGCATCTATACCATCATAGTTATCAATTGACTGAACTTTGAAAGCTGTTTGTCCAACAGCACTCTTGCCGCTTGACAGTTCTACTTCTATCTCAAATAGAAAGTTACCATTACCTTGATAGGTAATCAAAGCAGTTATACCTTTCTCATAGCTTTGAGGTCCATCTAAACCATTCCATTCAGTATAATCAGTTGTAGATAGCTTGTCTATGTATTTCTGTCCATTTAATGATGAACAAAGCATTAAGGATAGGATAATAAGTAATGTTTTCATGTTTTTTAGAGTTTTATGATTTAAAAATATATAGCGCAGAGGACTTGAACCTCTTTTAGTAAGTAAAGCGTATTTCAGTTTATTGCTTAATTGCAATCCTACTCCATGCTCACGTAACACAGTTACTTTACTTATTTATCTAACCTCACACAAAAAGAGACGCTATAATGCTGTTTTAGCAGGAATTCCCTGTACCAATTCTTAAATTTATATATGTTTCGGGTGCTATGTTTATTATCTTATAGAACAATATACACTAAAGAGTAATGATGAATTGTAACTTATTGTAACGCTATCATGATTCTTATAGTGTTAGCTATATATATACTTATTAGAAGTTTAAGCTTTTATAGGTATAGTATATGTAGGTTTTTTAGGTGTATGATGCCTCACATTAAGAGTGAGACGTACAAATAAAATAGAATTACCAGTGTTTTATTGCATAATTAGGTTGATATGCGCTATAACAAACAAATTTATAACTGTTTGTAACAATTTTAGTTAATAATAGTTTGTTGTTGGTAACACCATGCAATATAATGCACTGACAGTAACCGATGAGTACAAAATATAACTTGGTAACAGATAGTATGTGAGTAAACGCACTAATCAGCACGTTTACCCACACTACAGTTACGCTCCTACAGTCTCCTGTTCAAAGGCACCCAAGCTTTCTACAGCCACATTAGGACTGTCAGCTTGTTCAACCCAGCGTAGATTTGTTTCTTCCCCTGTTTTTAAATCAACCACAGGATTGTCACTCAATTGAAAGCCCGGCATTTCATCCCCTGCATTAAGCTTGCTTTGCAAAGCTTTAATTGTTGGGTGACTACCACGCATCACTTGATTAGTTTTTGGGTCTATGAGAGATAGGACCCCAAAGGTTACATTACCTTGAGTTCTTGTTCCAACTTTCATCCCTGCTAAAGTACCTACCTTGCTTGAGATAGGCTTGTCTGTTACGATGATAGTAGCTGTTCCTGTACTATCATTTACTCTTAATTTTCTGAAAAATACTGACATAATTATTATATTTAGATTTAGTAATGTACTGACACAGGGGGTATCCCTGTGACAGTTTTTAGCTGGGGAGCAGATTGTTAGAACATCTTAAGCACGCCAAACACATAACTTTTAGGAGGGGCATAGTGAAAATAATTCATGGTGCGGGGGCATGTTATTGGTGAAATATTTTTATAGGATTTAAAATTTTAGTATATTGTCATTATAGG